TGAATTAATCCAAACCCATAAAAACCTAAACCGGGTAAAAATTTAAAATGAACAAAATAAGAAATTTTCTTTTTCTTCGGATCATCTAATTCATAGTTTCTTCTAATCGATAATACTTCACGTGATGCTTCTTCAATTGTTACAATGTATGGAAGTTTAATTCCTGTCGGTTCGCCTGCAGCATCTCTGTCTTCAAAACCTTCTAAATCTAAATCAATGTGAAATTCTAAAATGTTATAAACGTCTTCATCTTTTGTTTTTGTAATTCCTTCTAGTTCTCGTTCTTTTCTCTCAAGATCAGACTCAGTATCTGCAGGTTCGCCGATATCTACATCTCTGTAAAATCCGCCAACCATTTGTTTTCTTAAATCATTGCCTTTCATTTTAATACGGTGAACAACAGCTGTTGCATCTTCAAGAGATGTTGCAGTATAAGGCACCACTAAATCTTCTGCAGGCACAAATTTAGAAACTGCTCTACCTAATAAATCATCATAATAAACTTTTTTGAATGCAGATCCTGCAAGTGGTAAATAAAATAATAATTGATCAAACTCAGGTTCGTATTCTTTCATTTGATCCATCAACTGATAGTTCATAAAATCTTTAACTCGAGTTGATTGCATTTCTTTTTCAGGACTTGGTGCTCCTAAAATTTGAGTTCTTACTGGTCCGTCGGCCGGGAGTAATTCTTTGTAAGCCAATGCTTGAAATTGCGTAACTGCTTCTGCAAGAACCGGGTGTGTAGCTCCTGCTGCACCTGAGAAAGGTTCTGTTCTATCTTCGTATTTAAATCCTAATAAATCTAAACCTGTTATGTAAGTGTGTTCCCATTCTTTACGAGACTCTTTGTAGTCCATGTAATTTGAATTTAACTCTGAACCTAAAGGACCTAACACATCCTCTGGTAGTAACTCAGCTAAATTGTCAAAGTGGTTTTCACTTTGTGCTTGGTTAAATGCTCCAGGTTCAAAATTAATTTCTACGCCGCCATCTTCTGTCGGGGTAATCTCTGTTTCACCAGCGTCTGGTAATGATTCTTTAATTTCTTCAGTAGCCTCTACTTGTTCCTCGGGCCCTGGTATCTCAACCGATTTTCTTATTTCGGTTAATGCTTTGTCTATGTCTGCCATTTATTTTCTCCAATTGATTAGGTTTATCTTGTTTTGTTTGATTAATCAAGCCTCGAGGATCGGGGCCAGATAACGGTGGTATCTGATCAAACTTTACGTGTTTCATGTTTTTAACTAATGTAGGATTCTTTTTCATTACCAATAAAATTTCTTTTTTCGTTTAGGTTGATCTTCATCTTTATAGTCTTCTGGGTGTCTTATCAACCCTCCTTGTCTAAATCTCATTAACGCTTGAGTCATAGAATCCACTAAATCGTCATGATCTCCATATGGAAAAGCAGCAACTTCTTCTACCATTTCTTGAGCAAACTCTTGATCTAAAGGAGCCCATACTTGGCCAGCTTCAAATATAGGAGAAACTGCATTGACTCTAGCAATTTTATCTTGACCTTTACTAGGTGTAAAATTTACTGCGGGTATTCCCATTTGTCTAAGCTCATACATCAAAGGAAGTCCTGATGCTTTTGCTTCAATAATAACTGTATCTGGATTCCAATATTTATATTGTTCTAATGCAACACGACGTAGTTCTGGAAACTCTAATCGTTCTTTGTATGAGTCTAATAAAATTATTTGTGGAGCTGCATCTTCGTTTGGACGAAAGACTCCCCAAGTTGTGATTGCACTATAGTCAGCTGTCTCCTTTTTTAAATATGCAGTATCGTAACTTTGAATAGTATGTTCAACAACAGGCATGTGTTCGAGTTCCCAATTTTTCCACCATTCTCTTTTGATAAGAGCTCCTTCTTCTGAAGTTGGGTTTTGCATGTATTGCGCGTTCCACTTTGCAACACCAGCAGATGCCTTTACAGATTCAAGATCCTCGAGCTTCCAATATTCAGGCCAGACCGGTTTACCTGTAGGTAAGATTGCTGGAAACTCTATAACTTCCCATTGATCTGCGTTTTCATTTTTCTGAGCGTTAATTAATTTTTGTGTAAGATCTTTTGTACTCCAACGAGTCATAACTAAAACAATACGACCTCCTGGTTGAAGCCTTTGCCGTGGTCCACTAGTATACCACTCCCATGCATTATCAAATGCAATAGGTGAGTTTACATCTTGCTCTGAATGTGGATCATCTATAATTAATAAGTCTGCACCTCTACCGGTTACCGCACCTTGGACACCGACTGCAAAATATTCACCACCATCAGATGTATTCCAACGTCCTGCCGCTTTACTATCTTCCTGGAGTCTTGTTTTAAAAATTTGTTGATACTCAGGAGAATCAATTAAGTGTTTTGTTTTACGACCAAAGTTTACAGCAAGCTCCGCTGTGTGAGTTGCTTGAATTATTTTTAATTTTGGATTTTGACCTATCATCCATGCAGGAAGAAAGAACGATGCAAATTCAGATTTAGTATGCCTAGGTGGCATGTTTATAATCAGACGGGTCAATTCTCCAGTTGCAAGTTTATTAAACTTCTCTGCTATGGTATCATGATGGGACCCCTCTATAAAATCTGGCCACATCTTTTTTACAAAAGGCAAAAATTTAGTACGAACTTGTTTAAGTTCTTTTCTTTGTTCCCGTTGTATAATCTGAATCTTTAACTTTCTTCTTTCGATTGGATCTGTAATTTTATTTATATCTTGTATCGTTAGCATATATTTCAATGTGGGTAGAAAGTATTATACCGCAATGACTGAGTAAATCAAACTATATAGGGTAGGTCTGGGACCCCTATCAAACAAAGGGGGTATCGACAAAAATGTTTCACGTGAAACTTCAATATAGTTCCTTTAGGGTCCCCTTTTAAAGCGCGCGAAGCGCGCCTGGGTGGGTCCCGCCCACATGCTCTTCTCTATCCTATAATACCCTATGCAGAAATTGCATAGGGTATTTCTTAACGAAACTATTTGTTTATTTGTTTCATAATCCTTTCTTCAATTGAATTTAATTGAGCGACCATAAACTTATGTCGCGTGCTGATGTTTTTAAGACCAGTGTTAGTCACTTCTATTTTTAAACCTAAATGATTTTTAAATAGCTGTCGAAGATCCGTGTCACTCGGATTGCCAACAAAGTATGACGAACCGTGAATAAAATCTAAAAACTTTGTTCTGAAAATTAATTCATCAACAGTTTTTTCTGTGATTTCATAAACACCAATTGACATCATCAACCAACCCAAAGTATCAGCTTGTTTTTTTACCTCAAAAGGTTTTTCACCTTCCCAAGCTTTTTTAATTGGATCGAATTGTTTTAGTTTTTCGTAGTGTACTATTAACATTGTATTCCTTTCGTTAAGTTAATAAGAGAGTATCGCATAAAATCCTATATTCTGTCAACCCATTAAATTTATTTTTTTTCTTTTTTTCCTGGGTGGGTCCCGCCCACATGCTCTTCTCTATAATTTTCTAGCGTGGCGCGAGTGTGTTTATTTCTCGCGCCACGTTTATTTATTTACTTATCAAATTTAAACTCCATTTGTTTAGGCCATTTTTTTTGTTTAGACATTTTAGTTATACGATCATAGGCCTGTTGTAATCGTATCTGTTTCTCTCATCAGATAAATACCAACACCAACAATACCTGTGATTGCTATAAAAAATACTATCTCAATCATATTATTTTACCGCGATCTGTAATAGTTGTTCAGGAATAGCAAGTCTTATATCCGCGCCTGCCATTTCTTTTTGAAGTGTCTTAACAGTAGAGTTGATATCACTTCCAGTGTGGATAATAACTTTACAATTATCTCTTTTTTCTTTTAGAGAATTATAAATCTTATGACCTTTCTTAATATGTTTTTCTGCTTCCTGAAAACACATGTCATCAAGTTTATTTGTAAAGTATTCAACACCGTCCTCTTTGACATTAAAATTATCAAAACTTTCATTCCAATTTCTAGTTTTTGATAATCTACTCAACCTGCTACTGACTATTTCTGCAATAGCATTTACTTTATCTCTTAATCGCTGTTCAACAACAGATTTAGTTCTTATAAAGTCAAGATATTCTGCATTGACTTTTTTAAGTTGATTAAGAGTTTTATCTACTCCGCACTCTTTAGGAAAAGAGGCCTTTCTTTTTTCTGCA